ACAAATCACTTGCAGAGCAAAAAGGTGCTTCTGCTAAAGAACTTAAAAAGTTTGATTCTATGGCAAGTAATCTTAAAAAAGCTAGAAAAAATTATGCTATAGGACACAGTATAGAAAACGCACTAAACCCAGATGGAACAATTAATCTTAAAAAATATGCTAATGCAAACAGAAATAACGATGCTGTTAAAGGTAGTGGTAGAGCAGTTATAGACTTTTATGATACAAATCCAACACTGTTTAAACAAAAAAGTGATTTTGCAAAATCAGATGTTAGACAAATTTTAGAAAATCCTTTTACTAAAGCATCTGTTGTTGGTGGTGCAACTCTTGCAACACCTTTTGCTCCACTTGCCCCTATCGTTGGTGGTTCAATATTAGCTTCTGATTTAGCTATTCCTTCTATATTAAAGTCTAATATTGTTCAAAAAGGATTGCTCAATAAACCTAGAGGAAGTGATGTTTTGAATTTATTAAGTAATAAAAAAGCCTTGAGAACAGGAGTTTATACACCTAGTTTATTAGATTCTTCTAATATGGAATACTTACCAGAACTACAATATATGCAAGGAAATCAATAATGCCTGATATTAACCCACAAGAATTTGGAAGAATGAAAGAACAAATAGAGCATTTACAAAAAAGCCAAGATGAGCTTGCTAAAGACATGAAGGCAATGTTGGCTCTAGCAAACCAAAGTAAAGGTGGGTTCTGGGCAGGTATGGCTATTGCTGCTTTTGTATCTTCACTAGTAACTATATTTATAAAGCAATGGATAAATTAAAAAATGTACTGTTTAAACCACTTGTTATTGTGGTAAGTTTAATAGCTGTATTACCTGTAACACCAGTAGCACTTTGTTTATTATATGGATGGGTTGAATAATGTTACAAGCACTGTTACCACTAATTGGAAATGTTATAGATAGAGTTGTTCCTGACAAGAACGCTAACGCTAAAGCAAAAAGAGAAATAGAGAAGTCTCTTGTTGAAAATGCTAATGAATTACTATTAGCACAAACAGAAATTAATAAAGTAGAAGCTGGACATAGGTCATTGTTCGTTGCAGGATGGCGACCCATGATAGGTTGGTCATGTGCCTTTGGTGTATTTTGGCTTTTTGTAGGACATCCTTTTGCAGTTTACCTAGATGGACTAGATGGGGTAACAACTGCTATCCCTACTATTGACAATGAAATTTTATTAGAATTAACTTTCGCACTTTTAGGAATGTCTGGATTGCGTACTTTTGAAAAACTAAAAGGCATAGCTACATGATAAAGGCATCTCCTAATTTTACTATGGATGAGTTAACCTTTAGCGAGACAGCCGCAAGAAAGGGTATAGATAATACACCATCTGATGAAGTAGTAGATAACTTATATATAACAGCATGGAGCATGGAAAATGTTAGAGAACTATTGGATAATAACCCTATACTTATTAGCAGTGGCTATCGTAGTCTGGAGCTTAATACATTACTCGGCAGTAAGCCAACTTCGGCACACACTAGAGGATTGGCTTGCGACTTTACTTGCCCGAAGTATGGTGACCCTCATGACATTGTGGATGCTATTTTTGGGTCTGATATTCTTTATGACCAGATTATTCTGGAGTTTGATAAATGGGTTCATATTGCTTTTCCAGCGGATGGAGAAAGTGCTAGGAAAAAAGCGTTAATCATAAATAAGAAAGGAACAATGATATACTCTCAATAATGGATATATTACTTATAGCCAAACACATGATGGACAAAACAATAGATGATATTGATATTGTTTATGGTGAGAACACAATGACTATATTTTTAGATGATGGTTCTAGTGTTGAGATGATTGTTGATTCTATACATTTAAACGCAACGGAATATGACTCGTAAAACAAAAGACTTATTAAACACATTAGCATCTATATTAACTATTGCTTTAGTGTTATTGCTAACATACTTTATATTCTTACTATTTCTTGTTTAAACATGATGTTTTGGCTTCGTATAAGGCTCGTGGTGAGCTTTAAATAGGTTAGTAAAGGGGTAGCCCTACCTGTTTTAAATCTCGTATACTGCTTACTTCTAATAAATCTTTATTCTCTATTTCATACAAATCTGCTTTAGACTTAAACGATGTTCCATCAAATCTGTTTCTTAACTCCCCTTCTTTATAAAACTTTGATTTTTTCTTAAAGTTTTCTTTGTCTATCCATCCACATACAGTTAAAACATAATCTTTTTTGTGATAGCTACAAAACAAATAACCATCTACATTATATTTTAATTGTGAAGCAATTAAATTATTTACATAATTTGGCTTTGGATAAACCTTTCTTCCCATTGTTTTAATATCAATGTCAGTGTTATTTATATTAATATCAACACCACCATCAAATCCTCCAGCGTTCATAAAAGGTAAATTTAAAACATCACATATTATATTTTGCCCTAATATTCCTATTAATTGCTGTTCTATACTTCCATCAGCATGACCTCTAACACCTATGTTGTTTTCTTGACTAAACTTTAAAGACTGTTTAAACACTTCTTTATTTAACTTTAAGTTAAGCATATATCTTCCTACCTGAAATAGTTAATAAGTTATCTATTGCTAACTCTAAATCTCTTTCGTAATACATAGGCTTGTTGCCACCTAGAAAACGATAGTTAATAGCTTGTTTTTGTTGCTTTGGTAAGTCGTCTATAATAGAGTCAACAATCTTAACATTGTCCATATCTGATTTAGATACCATATCCTCAAACACCTCTGAAGTAGACTCGCCTCCTGTTGAAAAGTAAGTTGTTTTGTTAGGGTAACCTAGCCTGTGGCTATCTTTTTTCATCCACCTTGCCCAGTCCTCCAGTATGTTCATAAGCCTAGCTATCCTCATTTATTACTCAAACCACCTAATATTGTCCCCCAGTTATGTGTCTTTCTTGTTTGTTTTGAAGTTAAAGGTTTAGGCATAGTAAAATCATTTGTTTCACTTATCTTATCTAGTGTGCTAGCTGAAACTCCTGCATACTCTGCTATCTTTTTTCTACTTGCATCAGGATTATTTTCTATAAATTGTTTAGCCCTTTTAATAGCAATTTCTCTTTCTTCTTGCCTTTCTTGTTTTCTTTTAGCAATTTCTTTAACTTGAAATCTACTCATGATATATCTACCTCCCTACATACCCATTTGTTATTCTTCTTATGCCACCCTTGAACAAGTAGCACCCAATTTGCATCTCTTAAATGCTTGATAGCATCACTATCTTCCATCTTCTTTAGCCTAGCAGAAACATTACTATAGCTAGTCACTTGGATTCCAACTGTGTTGCCTTTAATATCTATTGCTAGTAAATCTATTATCCCAAATAAGTCTTGTCGTATCTTGGCAAATGCGTTCCACCTTTCTACAATAGCAACTAAAGGGTAATCACCACTATCCCGTAGCTTCTTCAGAGTCCTTTGTGTTGGGCTTATTGCCATCTTTTTTATCCTCCTCTCTGACCACATTGCCTTTAAATATTCTATTCCATGCTTCTTCTAATTCTTCTTCACTGATGTCTTGCTTTCTACGACCTGACCCTTTACTCATTACAGTCTCTCCTTGCTTTACAAGTCTTATGTTTATCATAATATCTAATGCTATTGGTTTTCATGTCTATGTTTTTAATTTGTGTATCTTTTGGTAAATGTATATATTCTTTGTTTAAACATCTATATGCCATTTCAACTTTATTTGGGTCTGGATAATGTAAGTTTACATACAAAACTGCTTCTTGACAGCTATTGAACGACCCCACATACTCCCAATCTTGCAAAGGGTCTGGTGCTAAATTAATTACCATTACAAATGCAAACTCAATCATGATTTACTCCTTAAAGTTTCCTTTAGTTATAATCTTTCCTGTTAGTTCGTGTGCAATATTAAAATCTTTTTTGTTGTATGTCATTACATACTTATATCCATCATATATAAACTGATGTTCTTTCCATTCATCTTTATTCTTTTTTAGTGCTTCCTTGCCCTTTGCCATTATTCTCACTCCAATATACATTTAGTATTGTTTCACATTGTGGGCAACTATACTGACTCCATATTAAGTATTGACTATCCATGTCATCATCATTATCCCAATCATTTCCCCATATCATTTCTACATCTTTACATTTAGGACAATTAATCATTTCTTCTCCTTACAAAAACCTTTAGAATTAAACTCTCCCATTTCTGTGTTTAAACAACACCACCATTTTCCATCAGAATAAATGCGTGCTTTCTTTTTACATGAATGGCAAACAGGATTACTTGGTATCTTTATTGTCTTTGCAGATTCCATGATTATCCTTTGAGTCATACCAATTAAAATAGCAGTACCACTTTTTATCACTGTCCATAAACATAGCATCACGACCACAACTATGGCAAACAAACTTATCTCCATAGATATAAACTTCTTGCTTGTTAGTCTTCATCATGCAATTCATCATCTATCCATTTATCTTGATTTACTTTAGCTTTTAATACAGCTATATCTTTCTGATGAAATTTCTTCATTTGCTGTATATACCATATAGCTTTATCGCAGTCTTCAATCTTGTCTGTTAATTTTTCAGATTTAAGACCTTCTCGGCTAACATATTTAAGTGCATTACCTTTAAGGTAGCCATAGAATCCATCATTACTTAACTTTGCTTGTAAATACTCTATTGTTTCTATGCCCCCTTTTTTGTAGTGGTCTGGATTTATTGGGTCAGACATAAGATTTCTTCTCCTTATTTTTAAGTTCTATAAACTCTATTACTTGGTCTATATCTATATTGCTATGATAACAACATAATTCTATTAATTCATCTTTACTATATAACCATTTTAAAGCATCTCTTTTCCAATATAATTTGTTTTGTAGTCTTTTTGGATTTTCACCATTTGATTCTCGTTTTAAATATCTTTTGTCTCTTGCAATATCTTTGGTATCAGGAATATAAGTAGCATCTGTTATTAATTGCAATAACATTGATTGCATAAGCCTTATCTCTCCAAAATATTCTGATTTATTCATGGTTTTTACTACCCTTATTTAATTCATTTGTAACACTATTATTACAACTATCACTTATAATCAAGTCTTGATTAACCAACAAGGAACTTAATTATGTGGACAAAACCATCAGCTACTGAAATGAGATTTGGCTTTGAAGTAACAATGTATGTAATGAACAAATAAAAAAAGGGGGTTTAAACACCCCCAATCCCTTTAGTTAAAACGGCACATCTTCTGACACTTGGTCAAAACCTTCTTTAGCTTGTGGAGCAGTTGTATTACTACCACCCTCATCTTTAAAGAACACTTTAGTGTTACCTAGTATAGCTCCTCTTGTTCCAGCTTCTCTTTCTTCTTGAGTCACTGATTGAGTAATCATACCATTGTTGTCATATTGGTCTTTCTCATCTAAATTAACAAATGCGGTTATGTTTAAATAAGTTCCTTTCTTACCATCAATAAGTTTAGCCTTATCAATCTTTGTTACATCTATACTTGCTGAAATTCCTACTGTTGCCATTAGTTATTCTCCTTAATAAATTTAACTGAATCCATGACTTCTACTGCAAACTCATGAATATCTCTTTCTAGACGACCTATTAAATCATCATCTCTTTCTACTCTTTTGATAAAGAGCTTATAGTCATCAGGGAAGTCAGGGTGATAACAAACAAAGTCACACCACTTTCTACCCGTGCAAGCCATCTGCCACATCATTTGATGAATATATCGTTTCGGAATCACTGCGTTCTGCAATATTTCCGTATGTGTTGTTGCTTGGGGGCATTTAATCTCTATTAACCCCTCATCGCCTACCATGCCATCAGGGCTAGCCCCAGACATCATTACTGTTGGGTGGTCTACAAAGCCTTCTTCTTTAACATCTACATCTTTAAGAAGCCCTAGCTTTGCTATGTAAGCGTTCCTAGCTTCATCTTCATACTCAACCCCATGTCTCATAGCCTCATTCATAAATATCTTTACAGGCTTTCCTGTCAGTTGTTCGGTAATGAGTTGCGTTCTGTATTTTCGTTTATACATACTCTCGCCATTCTTAACCTTAACAATGACATTATCTACATTACTAGCAGTGACCTTACCTACCCTCGCTGCAAACCATTCTTCTGTGCGTTGTTCCATTGTTTAAACATCCTTTTTAATTGTTTCTATAAATGGCATACATAACTTCCTGTCTGCCTCGTTTAAACCATTAAAGTATTGTCTAGCCGTAGCTACACCTTGTTCTTTATAAATGTTCTCTATGCGTTCCAGAACATCTCCCTCTGGCAAATCCTCGCCATGATAGAT